TTGCAGCATTATATAAAGCAACCTCATCTTCCATATTGTCAAGCATCATATTAGTAGTATCAAAATATGTGGGGTCTACTATCTTTTTTCTAACACTTGAGAATACCCACAGTAAAAATTTAATTAGCTTTATGTCATCTATCCACCCTTGCTCTAGAACATATGCAGTAGAAAGAAGAACATCTACCCCGCCCTCTTCTAATTTGGGGAACGTAATTCTTTCGCTGAAGGGCCAAAAAGAGGATTTAAAGAGTCTAGAGAGAAGCCTTGTTTTCTTCCCATCTAGGTTTCTATGAAACATAGAGGATTTGAGTGAGGGATGACTATGAAGGTCAACCAATATTGCATCGTCGTGTAGTTTCTGCCAGTCCATATTATTGTCTTAAAACAAGGGAATGATAAATTTCCATAGGACTACAACTACGGCTGACGCTATCGTCAACCACTTTAGGGCTTTAGCTAATGCCAATAAAAGCTCTTTAAGGGGGCGAGGCTTGTTTTGCAAAATCTCAAACTTTTCTGTGAGCTTTTCCTTTTTCTTATCCCAGCCCTTGGGCTTATCTTCTTTTTCCTTTTTCTTTGCCGCCCTAGCCTCTTCTTTCTCTATCTTAGCCAGCCTGTCATGATAAGTTTCTTGTTCTGCCATTTTAACTACCTATTTAAAAAATACCTACCCACCATCCTCTAGAGATGCCAAGGAAGTATACACCAATTGCTAAACCGACAGCCAACAAAGGCTTTCTTTTAAGTAAATCTAAAATTTTCGACATTTTAATGCCCCCCTAAAAGTGTTACTTAGGACTAATTCTAATAAGAAACGGAAACTCGTTTATCTCGCCTTCCGTACTTTTTTCCTCATCCTTTTCGTCTTTCTTGTTCGATGACCCCTCAATCGGAAGCTTAAGTATCTCGCTCAAACTCGGAACATCTTCATTAGTGTCTAAAGACCATAAAACATTATTCTTTTCTGCCCACGAATGCATCCTTCTTACGGGCACAATAAAATTAAAACCTTCGCCTGCCCCCCTAACGAGCATGCCTACATATTTGCCGGTGTTGTCACCAGAGTCTTCAGATAAGAACACTCCGCCGCCACTAGAACCCGGAAATGCTGTTACTGTTGTTTGGTCAAACACAATGCCCCCGCTGCTGCCAAGATTAAGCACTCTGCCTACCTTAGACATAATTCCACGGGTCATAGAATTAGCGCCCTGCTGTCCAAGCAGAGAGCCGACATGATACAGTTCTGTGCCGATTGGAGTAATTTTATCTCCCTCTAGGAAGAACTGGGCGTCTACATCAATAAAACTTCTTTTTCTTACCATCAGCAGGGCTAAGTCTTCTCCGTTGTCAGCATCGCTGTATTTTATTACCTTGGCGTCCATTTTCAATTCGCCAACTCTGCGACCATTCTCTGTTAGTTCTTTAACTATTTGAGCATCTTTGAATTCAACCAATCTTTTTTGTTGACCGTTCACAATTACGGTTCTAACAGAGCGCAAGCTATCTATGACGTGTCCAGCAGTCCACACAAAGTTAATTTTTTCAGTTGTCTTGGGGCCAGTTTTTACTTCTCTGGTTATGAGAACTCCAGAGCCTTCGCTAAAGCTAGCTTTAATGGTAACAGAAACCTTTTGCAGGTGTTCATAGAGGTCATTGGCCTTAACAATAGAGACCTGCAAAAAAAGACCTAAGAGCATGACTACTGCCAGAAACTTATTTTTCATTGTAAATCCTTCCATTCCTTAAACTTAATTATCTAATTTCTTATCTATTCGTTCCAAAATGTCTGCTATCCGTCTCTGGTCGCCAACTATTTGTGTCATGACACTCTGCATATCTTTTTGTATTTCAGCCCAGCTTCGTGGAATATATGCTAATGGTGTACCGTCTGAATCACATTTATCTAGTATTTCATGTGCGCTTCTCATCCAGTCCCTTTCTTCGTCGGTTAAGACGGATTTTTTAGGCATAGCTTTTACAATTAATACTTCAATAATTTTTCCCAACGCTATTACGATTGCGACAATCGCAGCTAGTACGGGAACCTCTAGGATAGACTCAGGCATTTTATCTCATTTATAAAAAAAAAGAGGAGGCGGGTTTGCACCCGCGCACCTCCCCCAAATAAAGGGCGTTAGCCCGTTTTCTGTTTGTAGTCATCTTGCTTAGGAAGCTTTGCCCCAAACATGTAAACCAATTCACCACGGTCAGCACCAGTTTCACTGCGAACATTGCAAACAGCATCGTCGCTAGAATTGGTGGTGTTGTCTGTGGTAAGCTTAAAGGTAGCGTTGAGAATGGCAACGATGCCACCGGTAACGCTAGAAGAAGCGGAACTGTTCCAGTTGCTTCTCTGTGCAGAAATACCAGTTGCGTCCCAAGCACCATCGGTAAGCGCCGTGATACTCTTGGAGCCATACATTTTCTGACGGCCTCTCTTGTCAGCCTGTCGCCACTGAGTATCAGAACCAACAATTCTAAGCATGGAAGTTGTGATGTTATTAATCTTAGTGCTATAACCCCTGATTAAAAACTGAGGGTCTTCGGGAGTGGGCTGATATGCCAACGTGCCTGAACCTTTAGCCGTCTGAACGCCAGTTGCAGACGCAGTACCGGTTAAAGCAATGACTTTTGCACCATAACCCATAGACCAACCACTATCTTCAGCGAAGTCACGAAGACTTTTACCAGTCCATTTTGAATCAGCAATAGTACCGCCGTGAAGGATGACTCCACCGTTTATCTTTTCATTGCCGCTTGTAACTGCTTGATAAGGAATTGCCATTTTTATTACCTCGTATTGATAAATGGCCAGCTATAGTCCCATTTTTTCCTATAATTAGTTCCAGTTCCTAGCATATTATACACGGTTTTTAAATTAACCGTGTCTTTTTTTTAGTTTCTCTATGCCTTTTTGGACATACTGCCTAGCCGTTTCCCGGCTATAATTATTTTTTTTAGCAATTTCCTGTACTGTATACCCATATATAAATTTTTGTTTTATTGCTATTGCAAGCTTTTCTGGAAGTGAGTCAATCCAATCCAGCGTTTCGCAGATATTTATATCTTCACAGTCTCCGTCCACAGAAAGATTAGTAGAGATTCTTTTGGCTTTTTTGTATTCAGATAGCTGTCTTTTACATTCCCAATCTATACAATTATACAAAAAGGATGTAAATTTTACTTTTCTCTCGGAGTCAAAATTTCTTAGGGCGTCCCACAGGGCAACAAGCTTACATCTATGCAGGTCTTCTGCGGATATTCTACTTATATATTTCTTGCAAACGTGATTTATTATTTTTATATTGTCTTCGTCCTTTAGAGCTTCTTCAAACTCCCTGTCCTTCGCTTTGCTCATTTTGTTCATTTTGTTCCTCCGAACTCACAATAACTCCCCCGGAAAAATCTCTAGCAAGCTTAAATGTAGAAAGCTTTTTGATAAAATTTTCGTCCATATTGTTCGAGCTAACATAATCATATTCCCCGTTGGGAAACACAAAAATAGCCCAATATTTATCTGTTTGAACTTGTGTTTTTATTGTTTCAATTATTTCGTATGTTTCCTCGCAAATTCTACTGTCTTGTTCTTCTTCTTCTGATGTTTGGGTTATAGTGCTTTCAATTTTAATTCTAATTCCATCCCAACCATTGAAAGTAAATAGCTTTCCTATACCAACAAAAAATCTATATCTACTTAAAATAGATAAAAGCTCTATGCCCTCTGTCCTTTCTATTTCTGATTTAATTTGGTTTGTGATTTCAAAATTTGTATATCCAAGCCAACAATCAAACTGTTTGTCTGGACGATTAACGTCCTCGTTATGAAAAAAGCCAATCGGCGTTGAAATCATGTTAAACGGGTTCATTCCAAAGTCAGACCCTTGGAAGAGTATGTTCCCATGAGATAATGCTTCGTCAATTGCTTCGTCAACAGGCTCTTGTGTATAAGTCTCTTCTAAAACTTCTGGCTCCTTGGCTTCCCATTTTTCCCACGCTATTTTTCTTTTTTCTGGAGGCATAATCAAACTCCTATTTTTTCGTGGTTACTCTTCTTTGTGTGTGTTTATTCTATTAGCCAAATCCGTAGGTTTTACTACTACTTCTTGTCCCGATTTATCCTGTATTTTTCCATCGAGCTTTGTTTTTAGTAAAGAGGTTAAAACTCTGGCTGTTTCCTCTTTGTTTTGTCTCATTAGCTGGTCAGTTAAAAAAATGAATGTTCCGTTGGCAAGCTCACCAGAAAAAACTTGAACAAACATGTCTGCAAAATTGTTTACGTCACAGTGTTGCTCATAAAATTCACACTCACAATATATTTCTCCAGAATTGTCAACTGAAAATTTTATAAAGGAGTTCGTTTGTTCCTCATTTTTATAGTCGTCACCGGTTTCCATTGATATTTATCTTCCAGTCAGGGCTAGGTTGATATGTTTTATGATTTCATTATAATTAAAGTCTATCTGTTCTTTCTTGCTTAAAACATTAAACATTTTTATCCAGCTCCCAAGCTTATTTTTTATCGTGTCTGGAATAATCGTAATATAATTGAGATAGAGGTTGCCTTCTCTGTTGGAAACACAGCAGAAATGTTTTTCTGGCCACTCTGGGTGGGTTTCTAGGTGTTTTTTAACAATGCGGTTTAAAACATCTTCTATTTTTTGCTCGTCGTAGAGGGCGAGTCTGGGAACGCCACCATGTCCTACTGTTAGCATTTTAAAGTTGACGGCACTGTCGTCTTCTAGGTTGTGGGCTATAATACCCAAATTAACTATAACCTTATATCTTAATGACAATCGCTCTGCTCCTATCCAAGACTAAGGCTGGATACTATTTCTCTTGCGGTATTTTCCCAAGAAAATTTTTCAGCGGTTTTTATTCCCTCTGTATTTATTAAATCTTTGCCTGACCTTTTTTGTTCGTATACGCTTCTCATATGATTTGATATGTCAGAAATTTGTTCATCATCAATTTTTGCCCATTTACCCTGACCTTTAAACCATTTTCCGTCAAACGCATCTTCTGTGGAGTTGATGTCAACTAAGAGAGAGTTAGAATCGTTGCAAAATTCTGTGTGGGCGGAATAATTTGTGGCGACAATCTGTTTCCCACATGACATCATTTCAAGAGCTTCTAAATTCCACCCCTCTGCACGACTAGGAAAAACACCGCAGTCAGACTGCGCCATGATATTATACACCTCTTTTTGTGTTTGTTGTCTGGGAATTATTCTAATCTTGTTTCCCAGTTTAGAATTTTTATATAGGCTCTGCCACTCCCTATTTCCTTCTACGTCATAGAAAGGATTGTGGCACATCATCCACAGTTCTACGTTGTCATCTTCATTAAACGCTTGATTGAACGCTTCAACTAGTACGTCGTGCCCCTTTCTAATTTCCCACTTTCCAACATTTAGAAAAATTGTTTCTGTTCGGTTTGAATCTGTTTTAGGAAATATATTCCGGTCTACCCCTAGAGGTATGACAGAAACTCTATAGTGACCCTTTTCTAAAGCGTCAACAACTATTTTTTTAGCCCAAGATGAGCAAACAAAAATCTCATCTAGGCTTTTAAGATGGTGTGTTTCGTTGGGGGCAAATCGGTCAAGCTCAAAAATAGGAAACCCTACCCTTGTTCCCCTTCCCACAAATTGACTCATATCGTGCTGATGCCAAATCCTCACACATGGAGCAGAGAAGTTAGGCAAGCCCGCCTTAGATACACAGTCTCGCAGTACAGCCGCATCCTCTGCGGAGGCTTCAGGGCTTCCGATGGGCCACAGGGCAACATTTGCAATTTTAGATAGGTGTTTCGTCACATTAGCCCCTACTACACCGTATCCTAAGCTGTTTATTGGTGCTATTATATTTATGTCCATTCAGCCCCCAATCCTTTGTGCCCAATAAGAAATGCTTGCCTTCTCATAATTTTTATTTATATCTTTTGTCTTTTCCACAATTTCCATCAGAATTTCTTCTGTGATATAATAGAGAGAGTTTATTCTTATTACAGGCAAGCCTTCAAAATAAGAGGTGGTCTTGCTTTCCAATACTATTGGGGTACAGCCCAAGTATAAAGCCTCCCATATTCGATGACAGTCCACCCCATTCCCCTGTGGACAAAGAACAAATTGATGTTTAGCCATCTCTCTTAAGTATTCGTCTTTAGGAAGAGTGGGCTGCTCTTGTACGGTTGCCCAAGGAAAGTTTGAATTTGCAAAATGGCGTTTAAGATGAACTCTTTCGTTTGTATAGGTTTGCCAATTTACATAAAGAAGTTTATCTTTTTTGATTTCTTCATTTTTGACTTGTGATATTAGTTCGGTATCGCCTTCCCCTACGCCCATAGGAATCCCCACAATTCTGTCATGACTTAGCATCGGATTTACTAAATACCACTTTTCAATATTAGAAGGAATTTCATTAAAAGTTGAAAGTGTAAAGGAATAACACTTTACTGAATAAGTGTCGTGAGAATCGCACTGTTCTTTATCACACCTAGCCGGAATAAATAAATCCGTATATCCTGCTTGTTCTATCTCGTTAGAAACAAACGGAATCCATTTCATCATATCCATGCCAACAGGATGCTCTTCTTGTTTTGCTAGCCCAAAATCGGTATAACCACTTACTACCGTATATTTTCTATCAGTTTGCTTGCATTTCTCAAAAAAGTCTTTTATGTGTTCAATGTTAATATAAACCAGACCGCCTTCTGGCAATGTGTCACCTGTGCGAAACTCCGTTTCACAAAACACATCTCTCCAAAATTTACAGTCTAACATTTCATTTGAATTCATTTATGATTCCTTCCTAAATAGGGTTACTGCATTTTAACAGCGAGGCTTTACTATTGTCAACAATAATTATAGAGCGGGCCAGATAGCCTGATACATAAAAAAAAGGGCCACAAAAACCCCTAAGAGTTTGTGCGACCTGTTTATTTTCGTAACTGTTTGCTATTCGCTGTCTTCTGTGGGAACACACTTTCCCTCTTTTTCCACGTAGCCCTCGTTGCAATTGGGTGGATACCCAGCCTTTTCGTCAGCATAAGATTCAACAGTCCTATTCAAAATATGGCCTGACGTGTTTAATTTTTCCCCCTTGCCCTTAAACAATAGGGGTCTTCCGTTCTTTTTATACGGCCCCTTTCTGGAATAATAAAAAAGCTCACCAGTTTTGGGGTCTTCGTATACAAATTTTTTTGGAGATGGCATTGTTGTCTCTATTTTAGTAAGTGTCTATTAAACCTGAAAACTACTCCCACACCCACAGCTTTTTGTGGCATTAGGATTATTGAAAACAAAACCACGCTTAGAAATATCAGTGTAATAATCTAACGTAGTTCCTTCTAAATACAACGCGCTTTTATTATCTACAATAACATCTACACCATGTTGATGATATAACGCATCCTTTTCCTCATCGTAGTCATTGCCTACAGTTAAGTTATATTGGAAACCGGAGCATCCACCACCCTCCACAGCAATCCTTAGATATTTTTCTTCGGTATCTTTAAGGTATTGCTTAGCCTCTGCTCCTGCGGCTTCCGTTAATTTAATTGTTGATGGCATTATTATTTTCCGTATAGTTTTCTAATTCTTGAAATGTCGTCTTTTTGTGGCGTTACTGTGTTGGGATTATAGTAAGGATACATCAACGCCGATTTGTCTGCGGAATGCCTCAGACCTAAAAGGTGTCCTATTTCGTGAGCAGCCACGGCCCGCAAAACAAAACTATTGTTCTCTTTCTTTAGTGTCCACTTTTCGGCAACATCAAATTTTGACAGGAGAAGCCCACTAAACTTTTTGCTTCCGGGTAGTTCTGCCCAAGCTAAAACGTCTCCGGGTTCACCAAAGCCTTCTGATGGTTTATTTCCAACACTAAAAACAATGTCGCAATCAAAAATATTATCAACCTGATTAAAAGTCATGCCACAAATGTCAGACCAAGATTTAAAAGCTAGCTTAAACTGTAAATCCCAGCTTGACAGGGCCAATTCTTCTATGTCTCTATTTAAAAAGAAATACTTTAAATGTTTTTTGTCCCATTTATTTGCATTTTTTCGTTGCAGATGTTCTACATTTCCACATCTGAACGAGCAACCGCTCTCTGATAATTCCTCTTGCCCATAAGCCTCAAGACCGTAAAAACCAGACAAGCTGGTGTATAAGAATTGCCTACGTTGCATGTTGCACCCCTTTCAAAGTATGCAACCACAGAAATCCTCCTTTATTAAGGAACCCTCCAAAGAATTACAAAACCGATTCCGTATCTGTTTCTATAAAATATCTAGGGCGACCAGACATGTCAAGTCTTTGTGTATGCTGGTCTATCCCAAAATGCTTAAGCAAGGTGGCAGTAACATTTTGTGGATTAATTGGATTTGTTTTTGGTTCTTCTGCATTGCTGGTAGACTCACCAATAAATCGACCAGTCGGAAAGTCTCCACCAGCCAGCATAAGCGGAGACAGCCTTGGCCAATGGTCACGGCCAGCATTACCATTTATTTTATATGTGCGGCCAAACTCTCCGGTTACTACTAGCAGGACATCTTTATTCATGCCTTTGGCATATATATCATTAATAAATGCTGATAAAGCCTTGTCAATAGGTGGAACCTTGCCCTTGAGGGCTTGTGAAATGTTGCCATGCATGTCCCATCCACCATACTGAACGGTGACAAATTTTGTGCCAGCTTCTACAAGTCTACGAGCTAAAAGAAGCTGTTCCCCTATGCCCTTGCCATAGTTGGCAAACATTGCAGGGGGTTCCTTTTTAATGTCAAAAGCTTCTGCCACTTTACCTAAAAGCATGCTGTATGATTGGCTGCGAAGGTCTGACCATGCGTCAGCACCACTGTCAACGCCCTCTCTGAGCCTGTCCAAGCCACTCAAAAGCTCCTGATTACCCAAGAACCTCTCTGGTGTGATTTTTAATTGGAGGTTCTTAACCCCCTGTCCGCTAGACTCATATGGCTTTGTCTGACTTCCGAGCCACGCGCCTTCATCAAAGCTAATCCCATTAACTCTGACATAGGTGGGCATGCCACTAATAGGATGATTAGAGCCATAGGCTGACGACACGATAGAACCGTAAGAAGGGTGGTATGCAGGAGATTGCGGCGTGTTATCTGTACTGTTATGTCCAGTCATTACCCAGTGGGTTGCTGTGCGATGACTAGCATTGCCATGCGCAAATGACCGAACCACAGATATCTTGTCACCTACGCCTGCCAGCCCAGTCCAGTCGCCCCCAATGAGATAATCACCATTGGTCATTATGCTGCCATTCACGGCTCGAACATTATCTGGAGCGTCTGGCTTAGGGTCAAATGTTTCTACTTGAGTAGCACCGCCACCAAGCCACACCCAAACTACAGACTTGTTGTTGGGAATAAGGCAGGTCGCGTCATCTGCATAAAGGTCAGAAAGACCTATGGCAGAAAGCCCTGCTCCAATACTACCAATCCTCATCAAGTCTCTGCGATTAAAACGAAGGTCAAGCATTTGTGGACTCCCCCATCCTTAATTTTCGTAATAGTATATATTATTATACACTAAAAATAAGGCTTATTTGCTAAATGCTGCTTGAAGAAGCTCTTCTGAGCTATCGAAGGTCGAGTTTGCGCAAAGTTCAGAAACTATCTTTTTGGCTTCTGTTTTTGTGTAGCCCATCTTAACAAGGGCGACTACAACCTCTTGAATAATTTCGTCACTTGTGGTGTTCTGAGGTTGAGGGGTGGGTTCAGGTTCAGGAGGGTGGGCGGGACTAGGCTTGTTCGATACCCCCACTAAGAATTGCTTTAGCAGGTTGTTTAATTCTCTTAGCTCTTGTCCAGATTCAATTTGTTCTGGCTCTATTTCAATAGTTGGTTTACTAATTCTTGACATGAGCAACTCATGTTGATGCCTTCTTTCTTGTATTCGTTTATTTTTCATCAAATTAACGATAAGAAATATAACAACTAGAATAAAAAACCCCGCAGAAAGCAGGGTTGGGTCGAAGTCAGAATTCAAGACTGGCCCCCTTAGTTTGTTTCGGGATTAAAGTATTCGTACTCACCATTATCCTGAAAGCTATCTTCGTCGTCCTCTACCTCTTGAGCTTGCTCGTTCGTCATCATCATATCCATAAACTGAGCAAACTCTTCGGTAGTCCATTCACCCCCATCAGACTTATGCATTACGCTCTTAAGTGGCCCTGCGTAGTCAGCCACTACTTCATAGCGACAGCATCGAACCTTCTGGCACTCGGAGTCTACGGGTACTGAGACTACATCTCTTGGGTTAACCTTAACGATAACCACTAGGTCTTCGTTATGCTCACACCGATAACCCTCAACATACTCAATTGCCCCAACATGCAAACCATCGCTGCATCCCATATTACAATTGTCATCTACTTTTCGTCGCTGCATTTCTACAATGCTTCCAATTTTATTATCAATTGCTCCCGTCCACTTGTCAGTATAGTCTTTTCTAAGAGCCTTATAAGACAAGAAGCAACCATCCTCCGTAATGGGCAGGTTTTTATTCTCAAGAAAAGTATACAGTTCTTCCACGGCTCTATTGGAGGGGTTACTGAGAATATTTTCTAAGAACTTAAGCATTGGCTGAAACGGGAAACCATTTCGCATCATTGTCATAATGCGTGAGGTTAATGTATTATGAATCACTTCCTCTTGGTAGGACAAGACGCCATCCTTAATATCAATATCCCCGTCGCTATAGTTCAGAATGGATGCGGGTATATCAATAAGAGCCTTAATGCTCTCTGGGTCATTGTTAACCAAACACTCTTTAATAGGCATGTAGTTTGGGTGGTCATGCCCAATACTAAAGCTTTGATTATCAATAACAATCGTCATTGTTCCGTTGCCGCTGATGATATAATTCATCCTACTTCTCCTCAAAAACAGGGGTGGTGTTCTCGATAAGGTCAACATACTCCGAAATTTTTCCAGCATCTTCTTCGTCTATGGCACGATGTGTAGACCAGTTAAAAGTAAACAGGTCAAGCATGGGATACCTTTTCTCTATTCTTTCTTCTAATCCATCTAGGGGAATATAGCCTTCGTCGTGTTCTATTCTAAACAGGCTATAGTTAGCTAAGTTCTTGGCCGCTTCGTATGCTTCTCGGTTTTCTTCTAGCGACTTATGCCTAGACACATATTGCTTGATAAGGTTTTCGGATTTAGTGTGTTTGACAATCTTCTCTAGTGACTTGAAGCCTAGCAAAGCTCCAGACGCCGCCCTTATATCCTTAATCCGATTGGCCCATTTCTTTTCCACCATGCAGGACTCAAGAATTTTGTTCACAAAGTCCTCAAGCCTGACCCATTTGCTGCTTACCTTCTGAAACTTTTTTTGCTTTAAAAGCGTAGGCTTAAACCCATAGATAGGGGTTTTTGTTTCGTGGCCCATCGTCTTTAGCTTATCAAGCATAGCTGATATGCGACTGGGGTGTTCATCATGTCCAAACTTGTCTCTATAATTGTATCTGAAAATTTCTGCATAAATTCCACCAGCTTCCAAGTCAACTTCTACGTCAGACCAGTGGTTATTGGTATCCCACCCTCCGGTCGGCTTATAGATACATGCCTTAGAGCGAGTATAGCCTCCCCCACCAGAATAACCAGAGAGGGGTTTTTCAAGGGTAGATGCGTTTTTAAGTACAGATGGGAGCATGCCCATCTTTTCAAGGAAGCTCTTAATTGCTTCGTCGCTACCCCTTACAAGGTAAATTTCCTTTGCGCTTTTGCTTTCAATGTAGGTTTTACACCTGCTGATTGCACCCCTGCCTAAGTCATCAAGATAAAACAGGATGTCTTTCTTGGAGGGGATTGCAGCTACATCCTTTTCATTCTGCACAGTATCTCTCCACAATCCTTTATGGAATCTCTGACAGTCTAAGCCTGTGATTTCCCAAACTGCAATACTGGTGTTGTTCTTTTCAAACATCTTTTTGCCGCGCCACATAACATCGTTAGTGTCAAACACTCCATTAAGACTGTTTAGCATTTTGTCTGAACTCTTTAAATCACTATATAAGAGTCTGGCATCCCACAGGGTTTCACATGCTTCAAGTTTAGACTCCAGTATTTCACCTATTTCACCAATAATCCTATTAAGCTTCTTTAGGATATTTTTCTTGGTATACTCATTGTATGATAGAGATTCTCTTGATGGAGTTACGCTTATCTCTCCAATATCAAAATGAATATCTATGTTTCCACGTAGAATATGCTGTATTGATTTTTCTTCGCTATCAATAATATTAGCACTAATTGGATAGCATACGCTTCCCATGATAGCACAAGCATCCCAACTGTAATCGCGCCTATCGTTACCATCGTGAATAGCCCAATCATCGCCTTCTATCAGGTAGTTGGGACTGCTAATCTCAATTTGTTTTCCAGTAATATTGGGATTTACTGCAAAGAAAGTATAAAGCTGTTTTGCTTCTTCCTCAAAGTCAAAGTTATCATCTGAGTTAACAGGAAAGCTAACACGAAGGCCATTCCGTTCCTGTGTTTCCTTACTGGACAGTAGGGCAAATACAGGCTCTTCTTTCTCATTTTTATACGCACTATAAAGCTTGTGTTCGCCATTATAAAATGATTCCACACTAAAGCTATCATTATAGGCAAACGGAGACTTACTGCCCAGACCCATGCAGCCAACGGATTCATTGGAGCCTGTTCGACTTGAGCGAAAATAAGTCGTATACAAGCTCATGCAATCTTCATGAGATAAGCCTGTGCCGAAATCCCTTATAGAGAAAAAGGGTTCCATCTCGGTAGGCAAATGTACACTGAAAGGTTCAGTGGGATTACCATTGTCCACCTGAGCGTCGAGAGCATTGGTAGATAGCTCTCGGACAACTGCACGGACTTTATTAGCATACAGCCCGTCAGATAGAATAGAGAATGCTTTTGCCGTTGCTTCAATAGTGTACTGAGACTCTTCAAAGTCTCTGCTACGCTCAATCTTATTTTCAGAGTGGGTCAACTTCATTTTTCAATCTCCAGCAAAGTTCAATTTATACTACAGTATAAAGTGTCAAATCAAAAAGTCAAGAGTTTTTTTATGGCTATTTTCTTATTTTTGTAAATGGTGCGTATTTATCCATTGTATTGTTTTAACATCAGACCGCATGAATAAACTATTAGTTCTAATTTGCCCAGCGGTTCTTTTTACGCCCTTGAATATTGTTCCATCCGTAATGCCTGTTGCCGCAAATATGCTTGGGCCACATACCAGCCTACCCATAGGCATTATGTCTCCTACTGGAACCCATTTTTCATCATTGGCAGAAAAGAATATGTCTTCTCTACCAGAAGCATTGCTTTCATATATTTGGGCTTCCATTCCCCCACCTAAACATTGTATGGCAGAAGCAGAAATAACTGCTTCGGGGGAGCCTCCTATACCATACACAAAATCAACATCGCTTGTCGGTAGGCAGCTAGCAAGAGCGCCAACTATGTCGCAATCTCTGATAAGCTTTACTCTTACTTTAAGGTCTCTAAGTTTTTGTATGACCTTAGAGTGTCGTGGTCTATCTAGAACGCACACCATTAATTCTGGAATTAGCTTTCCAGTTGCTAAAGAGGCGAGTCTAAGATTTTCTTCTAGCGGGTTTCTTAAAGAAAGCTCAACCTTATCTTTAATCTTCTTTCCGTATGCTATCCTGTTCATATAGTAATATCCAGTATAGAACATGGAAGATGGACAGCCTACAGATATGACTGACATGGCCTCTGGCCCAGAGGTAACGGTCTGAGTTGTTCCTTCTATCGGGTCAACAGAAATATCGAGCCATGTTGGTTCTCTGGTTCCATATCGAAGCCTGTATGTGGAACCGTTGGCCTCCCAAGTCTTTGCTTTTTTACCCACGGTTTCGCCTTTGAACAAGCCAAAGGACTCATCCTTTTCCCCCTCCCCCATAACAACTCTACCGGCAATCTCTATCTCTGTGTTGAGCTTCTCCCGCATCGCTTCTGTGGCGGCTTTATCCGCAAGCTCTTTTTCTCCAGAGCCTATCCATTCTGATGCGGCAATGGCGGCAGCTTCTGTTGCTTCTACAATATCCGAGCTTATTTTCATAACACCCCTTTTATTGTAGGCGTACTTTCATCGGCAGCTAATATATCTTTACCATCAGATATAAGTTTCGAGATTGTTTTTTGCATGCTGCCGTTTAGCTGCGTAGCGGCCAAAATACATGACCGCACAGAACCCCTATTATAAAAGGCACAATAGGATGCTGCCTAGAAATTGTATATATAGAAAAACTAAGTGTTGCGTTTAAGTCCTTAGCATAAAACATTACTATGCTATCCCAGACAAAGACAACACAAAACGTAAGTATAATTAAAAACTTGGTTACGTTTAAAAAATCAATCATTTTACCCTGTTCACTTTTATGAATGTTGTTCTTTTGCTAAAATCCTTCAGTGTCTTTGCTCCGACATAAGCACAAGCACTTCTTATTCCTCCTAAAATTTGATGTACGGTTTCCTTCACTGGCCCCTTATAAGGAACCCTTTTAGCTTCCCCTTCTGTTGCTCTATATTCTGCGACCCCGCCACTATGTTTATTCATAGCGGCTGAGCTTGACATTCCATAAAACTTTAGCGACTTCTTTTTTTGTCGTAATTTGCCGTCTTGGTCAACTTCAATCTTCCCTGCGACGAATGGCTTGTCTTTTGGTTCTAACCATTGAAGGTCATTTTCCCATTCCCACTCCCCTTCACATTCATCGGTTCCAGCTAGCATGCCACCTAACATGACAAAATCTGAGCCTGCCCCAAACGCTTTAACTACATCCCCCGGAGTTTTGCACCCCCCATCTGCACAAATATGAGCGTTAAGACCATGTGCCGCATCTGCACATTCTATTACGGCAGAAAGCTGTGGGTATCCTACGCCAGCTATTAATCTAGTAGTACACACACTTCCCGGCCCAATACCTATTTTAACTATATCTGCCCCACCTTGCAAGATTAATTCTTGAACTATTTCTGGAGAGCATACATTTCCAACCATAAGTATAGCTTTAGGGAATTGCGCTCTTATTTCGGCAACCCTATTTACAAAGTAGTCTGTGTACCCATTAGCTACATCTATACATATATTATTAATGGAAACCTTGCTTGATATCTGATTTAATTTTTCTCTATCTTTCTTTCCTGTTCCCAGCGTGTAAAAAAAATAGTGGGAGCCAGCTCTTTGTTTTATGAACTCGCACAGGTTATCTATTGAATAATGTTTATGGAGACATGTTCCCATGTTATGGTTAGCAAGACTGTCTGCCATAGCAAAAGTGCCAGTAGTATCCATGTTTGCGGCGAGTATGGGTACTCCTTGCCACTCTTGATTAGAGTTTCTTGACTTAAATGTTCTGATAATGTCCACTTCTTTTCTGCTCGCCGTTGCAGACCTTTGTGGTCTAATTAGAACATCTTGAAAATCTAATTTTATGTCTTCTATAATTCTCATTGTATGTCGCCAGAACTTTTCTGTAGCTCATATATAAAGGCTAGGTTGGCTATTGCGTAAGATATGAACACTACGGACAAGGCAACCCTGCCCTTTTTATAAGAATCATAGGCTGCTACACCGTAGCATACTATCGTTATACACAAACCTATTGAACCCACTTTATCTCCTTACCTCACTATTTTTCTTCCATACTCCGGTCATTATAGAAGGGTCTACGTCAAGCTCAATAGACCTATTAATTAAGGCGTTTAAATCCTTGGGAAAGCATGTTCCACCAAAGCCCCTCTTTCCGTCTGGGCCGGGAACGCTCCAATGGGAGTCTCCAAGCCTCTTGTCAATGGTCGCAAGCTGAACAACTTTGTTATAAGGAATATCAAGCTTTTGGCATATCTGACTTAACTCATTGGCTAATCCCACTTTTACGGCAAGATGTACATTAGTGGTATACTTCACCATTTCAGCCACGGTCGAAGATGTTTCCCATATAGGAATCTTAGGATATGCTTTCTGATAACATTGACTTACGCTATCTAAAATATCATAGCTGCCACCAATAATTATTCTGTCCTGATTTTTGAAGTCTTCAACTGCATTAGCCTCAGTTAAAAATTCAGGATTAAAACAAATACTACAGTGTACATATTTTTCAGATAATGCCTGCGTGGTTCCCGGCACAACCGTCGATTTAATAGCAATAGTTGTCGCTACATCTTGTAGCTTTGCTTCTTCGTTGATTAATTCTACAACGCTCTCTACTATTGAAGTGTCACAACTACCACTTGGAAGCATCGGGCTTGGAACACAAATAAAGATAGGCCCATCGACCTTTTGCACTACCTCTTTTATACTGTCGCAATTGCTTTCCCCGTTAATGTCGTAACAAAGAACATCAAAAGCGTGGAGCATGCCCTCTTTAACGGCTGTGCCAACTACTCCACATCCTATTAGCCCTATCGTTTTCACTATTAATCTTTACCTCTAAGTCTGAGCATGTGTGTGTTGGTAAGTTTTGTTGTTTTTAAAACCTCAAAATCTTCTTTACTATGGCTTGGATTGTTCCACCTAGCTTCCAGCAAACACATCTGGGATGCTTCTAGGTCGCTGCTGGCCAATACTTCTGACGTAATTACACCCCCCCCAACTTCTATGTCTACTTGGTATTTATCCATTTTCCTAATCGTCGTGGTGAAGTCCCGCACAATCTTTTTGGGGGGGATGAAACAAATTGAAAAGCATTTGTAGGCTTACTTTAAGAGACATGTTCTTGGCAGGCTTGCCAATTTCATCATTAAGTTCTTCAACAAGATTTTGAGCAGTTTCAAGGTCAACGTATTTTATAATTATCCTATACATCTTGTTTGCTTCGTGTACACTAGTTGGCATTTTTAATAGCCTCCTTTACGGGAAGTCTGTAAAATTTATCGAAGCGTTCACCATTATACCCCGGCAAATTTGGGGTAGCTTTGACAACCTCCTGATAAATCTCCAGACATTCTGGGCAGGAAACGCCATGATGCTCTGCTGAGTGCGGCGATTCGTAGTGATTATTTCTGATTGCCATATTCATTATAGTTCTAATATGGGAAGTTTGCCCTTCTAAAAGTATATAAATATTGCTTATTTCTTCTTCTAGACTTTCAGGAGTTTTCATTTCTTCCTTCACCGTAAAAGAGGTTAACTCTTCTTTTAGCTTCCTGTTCTCAAAAACTATATTAAAGAAAGAGTATGCAAACAAAGAAACGATAAGAAATGAAGAAATTAGAAAAGTTATTAAGCCTTCTCGAACACTTGTTTGTCCGCCCATGATAAAATCCTTATTGGTTAAATTATTTTTGTAGAAGCACCCCCGGCAAGAGTCGAACTTGCAACCTACAGATTAGAAGTCTGTTGCTCTATCCATTGAGCTACAGGGGCTAGAGGCAATCTATGACCTCATCTGTATCTATAATATGTTCGTTTATCGTGTCAATTACAAAAGGATTCCTATCACATACGAACCCCCTTTCGCTAACCACAAACTTATCCCCTATCGCAATACCAGAAAGCTCTTTTCGGTCTTTGGTTAACAAGACCCCCATAGCTTTTATGCAGGCTTCAAAGGGCTTGTTTGCGACTAACACAACTTTTAGGTCATTGCTTTCAACGTAATATTTAGGCACGCTATTTCTCCATCGAGCTATCCATAGCCTTTTTTAGGGGCGTGAGTCTTTCTCTATTATCATGCTGCATTTTGTCTAAAATTTTCTGAACCTTAGTTTCTTCCCTAGTCTCTTTTCTTTTTGCTAATATCTTTTTTCGCGCAAACTTTTCTTTATCTTTTCGCTTCTTAAATTTTTTCTTGTTTTGATAATCTGACATTTCTTCACCGTGTATAAGACTATATTTATAAATAGTGCTGGAGGGACTCGAACCCTCACGCCCCTTACAGGCACAGGATTTTAAGTCCTGAGTGTCTGCCAATTCCACCACAGCACTAAAGTGGAGGCGGCGGGAATCGAACCCGCGTCCTGTCTTGCTTCACTAATAACATCTACATTGTTAGTCTGTTGTTATCACACAACAAACAAAGCTATCCAAATTATCGGAGTCAGGTTAATTATAACCATTCGTTACATTTGATTCAAGTGTAACATCTATATCCGAATTATCGGAGTCAACACAATTGGGTAAAAAGGTCTGTGTAACCCCCGCAGCTAAGCTGCAATTGCTAAATTAGATTCGGCAATTAAAAATTTGGTCAACTTTTATAGTGGCCTGTTGACCAGCCACTCAATGCAGTTACTACTTTCACAAACAGTCGATACCATTTCGCCCCCTTATTCTTCCCATTCCCATCCCGCAGCTTCAACTACAGTTTCAACATCAAAGGAAAGCTCTGGCGAGCTTTCAAAGCCTCTTCTGTTCACATCAAATTCATGGTCAACAGTAATTCTTTTTGTAATACTATTTATAGCTCTACAGCAGGCATCAAAAGGGTTTTTAGCTACCAGAACAACTTCTAACTCACCGGATTTTACATAAAACTTAGGCATTATTTTATACACCACCCGTTACTAGATTACACATTTTAATAAAATGCTCTTTTTCAAAACTGTGTTTCATTAGATTTATATGTTTATGACAAAACTCTATGTTTCCCAGCACATACCCCTTTGAGTTATCAATCCTGTCCAGAGATGCTGTTCTTTCTTGTCGCCACGCCCGCACACCAAAGGTTAAATCTTCGCCAGTATATGCACACTTGCCTTTTTGTTTTTCCCATTGGTTTCTCACATCCTCTATCGTAATAGAAAATTCTTTATCCCGCCTACCAGCCCCAATCTTGAAAGAATTGAAAAATCCCAGCGGTATATCTCCACAACCTTGCCATGCATGCGAACCTTTTCCTGTGGTGCAACGTTTGCATCCACAGCTTTTAGTGTCGCCAGCGTTTAATCTCCCCGTCGGAGATTCATATTTATTTCCACAATCACATTGAAGAAGCCACCGATAGTGGCCATGTTTATCACGGATTTTCATGTCGGCAATAATAACACCCATCCCAAATCTTTGACCTATATCAAATATTTTTCTTTTTCTAGGCATTAATTCTCCAAGTAGGACGGGATGGAATTGAACCATCGACCTGTCGCTTATAAGACGACTGCTCTAACCACTGAGCTACAGTCCCATATGCTATTTCTTGCTTCCTATTATAACATAGTTAGGCCACGATGATACAGGAAATTCTTCAAGAACCTCTATATCAAAATCTTTCTCAACCTTCTTGATAAAGTTTGCTTTTCTAAGTTCGTCGTGCATGTTCATCAGCAAGTATATGCTATTTGATGTTAATATGTATTCATCGTAGTAATCATCAATTCCAGCATCATCCATTTCAGAAAGACAAAACTCACTAATGGCTAAATCATAGGTAAATCCATGTGGCTGCATCTTTACTTCTTCTTCGCTTCCAAAAGAGCGAGTGTGCATGTTTTGCATGCCAGAAGCATAGGAGATGCTTTTATGCATACCAATTCTATTCAAGTATTTTCTTGTTAAAAGCACCACGTTATCTAAATCTACCAGATGATAGTTAAACAAATCATAGTAAGTATGGAGCATGTAACACAGTCCACCATACCCCACCCCTATTTCGACAACGCTTTTATTGTTAAGAGAGCCAAAGTGTGTTTTAATATCGCATAAAGTGTGTAAATACCTAAGTGTGCTGGGAGATATGGGGCCGGTTTCGGATTCCCACAATGCGGGTTCACCAACAGTGTCATTAACTATAAATTCATCCATCCTGTTAAAGATGGAGGGGAAGCTGTCTTTTATATTGTTGTACCAAACCTCTGCTTGCCAGTCAGTAGCCATGCCCACGATTGAATTATAATTAGGGTTGCTCTTAAAACCAAGAAAGTCTTGTTCGCTAACAAGGAACCTGTTTACCGAGTGAGAATATCCCAAGGCAAGCCCCGGTGAAACTGTCCACATAATATCATTCCTTTAAAAAGACAACTAGCCCCCACCAGCAGAACACCAGTGGAGGCTAGCGTCGGCGGGGGTTACTCGTCCTCTTGGTTAAAGAGGTTCTCTACCTTCTTATTAAACTCTTCAACAGCTTCTTCTGTGCTTTGAAGAGTCTCTCCAGCACTTTCGTCAAAAGAAGGGATAAGAATGGCTCCTTCTTCTACGGGGCGCTTTTCGATAATAACTGCATGGTCTGGGTACACGTCTTCCATAGCAGCATGGTATCCATCCTCATACTTCATTTCGGCAATATACTCATTCTGAGTTAAACCTTGCTCGTAACCCTCATGCCAAGTTGAAGAAAAATTTTCTTCGTTTCTAAGGAAGGCTGTGATTCCCTCTAGCCTCCCCTGCTGGATAAGAGACTCGCTTGTTAGCCCATTTAGGTCAGACATCCTACTATACAAAATCTCACTAAGCCACTCCGAGTTAACATTGGAGCGTAAGTCCTCAAGCTGCACGATGCTCTCAAGCCGAGAAACTTCTTTCTGTAGACCTATGGAGTAATTGGCAAGTGTAAAAAACGAAGCAGCAGCGCAAAAAACAGAAATCTTTTTAGTAAAGGTGTTCATAGAACTTCTCCTAGAGTATAGCAAAGGAAGAAAATTAATGTGTTAAGTTTAGTAGGTGTTTTAAAGTGCCCCCCGTTTAATCTTTAACTTCTTATTATCCGACCACCCAGCCTAGTGTAAGGTTTTGATTTTGAATTGTCAACCACAAATTTTAGAATTTTGTAGAATCGAATCAGGAAGGATGGGCTACTACAAATTACTCCTAAAAAGATGCCGTAGCAAGGTCGTCACCGCTACGACATCTAGAAAGAACATAGTAATAATGTTACGCCATAGCGTTTACACCAAGAGCCAGCTTCATTCTGCCGCGAAGCACTTGGTAATTTCCTCTATTCGAGGACGCCTTACCTGCGTTTACTACGTTGTCGGCCAGAGTTGTGCTTACCGAAAGATTTCTAGCGGCAGACCTCTGGCCTCTCTTGGTGTCTCGAAATGTTCCATTGCCGGTATACCGACAAACAGCAGTTAAAGGACTAAATGTTCTTCCCCTGTCAGCGCCATTTCTAGCAACACCTAAAAGTTGGTTCTTTCCATTAACAGACCATCTATAAGCCTTGGTCGTCTTTTCAAGAGTCAGTATAAATTGTGTCTCGTTCATTTTTTTCTCCTTATTTTGTTCCATCCTATATCGTTATTCTAAACCACTCACGCCCAATTTGCAACAAGTTCAGTCCGAAATTTTTATGACACCATTACATCCTCAACCCCTCCGTAAATTATATACCAGACGACAAAAACCTGAACAGTAAACACTGATACCATACAGACCCAAGCCCACCTTCGCTTACACTTATATAAGAGAGCTAAAATTCCAAGAGCCAGCATTGTTCCGGCAAGTTTTAGCGAAACAAAAATGGACACATCCCCATCGTCCAATTCTATAAGCCACAGCCCAAGTGGATTTTTTTCTATTGAAGATATGAACTCTCTATTTTTTACCAGCCAAAATGTATCATAGGCAGACACAAGACCTACACCCACCCACAAAATGCTGTAAAGTATAAACCATCTTTTAGCACACATTGTTCATTTATGTTTCCCCATAGACCTTTTCAAAATCGAAAAAGCGCCATTTGTTGTGACTGTCTGCATTACTATTTGTGTTTACATGCTTCAAGTATCCCATAACCCCACTCCAGTCGTCAAATACCATGTCGTGAGGCACAATTCCAAACATCCAGTTTGGCAAATCCTCTTTTCCCTGCTTGCATCGTATGATTAGCGGCTTCTTTTGGGAAACAGCAACGAACGCTTCATGGTATGAGCCACAAAGATGAACGTCTAAATCTAAGTTCATTACTACGAAGTGAGCTATATCAACCATCCTTAAGTCCACTGAGCAAATTGGCTTCATTATCTCAGACACTTCATCGAATTTCCCATTTTCTTTCAAACTGGAAATTTTTTCTCTGGTGTTATAATCCTCTGGAGCAAAGTCGCTTGGCTTGTCGCATGGATTAAACACACCAACGCCCAGCTTCTTTAACTTCTTCGAGATGTTTTCTCGCCATTCAACCCCGCCATCTGGAACCCTGTCCATAGGCCCGCATAGATAGCAAGTCATTCCTTTTAGCCTATTCATATTTCAGCTTCCTTTTCATTTTGTCAACAGCCTTAGCTATAGTATAACTAACTGCTTGCTTACAAATCCCCTCTTCTTCAGCTATATGAATCATATTTTTGCCGCCTACATATTTTCTTATATATCTTTCCTGTTTTTCTGTTAGACTACTCTTAGATATAATGTTTTCTATATCAATTTCTTCTTCGTCTCCGGTAGTATAGAACATGTTTACTAGCTCATTTTCTTTTCCTGAGCCGGAAGTTCCTATTATCGTGTTCAGAGATATTGGTTTTTTCTTGCGTCTATTAGAGATGATATTCTTTAATGCGTATCTTGCCCTAAGTATTCTCCAAGTAGACTTCTTAGCCCCCCTAGATGGGTCATATGTTTGGTCTGCAACCATCATATAGTAGGCCACCAGACCCACATTATCATTATCCCTCATCATCCAAGGCTGACCCCACTTACACATTACAGCCTTAGCTTGCTCCAGATACCAATGTAAACTGTTTTCAGGATTTTTCATTTTCAACAATCCTTTCAAATTCTTTATGAGTGAAATGTTTTTCCATAATCACTTCTTCATTATCAATGACACTTTCTTGCCTAACAAGCCTAAATGAAACACCATCCCTGTTAACCAAAAACTTCCTTTTCACGTTTTTGTCTTCTTCTATGGTTATAGAAAGCTCATTCTTAAACCCATCTTTTATCTCAACCGTTTCCCTGAAAAGAGTTGTCCCCACGTTTTTCCAGTACCCTATTTTCATCTTCATCCTCTTTGATTTTGCTTATTTCTTCTTTTAGCAGGGTAAAAAACTTTTTTGATGACTCCACCCGAACAGTTTTTTCGTTTATCTTTATTTGTCCTCGCTCCAGAACCCCTGAATTTGCATACTGTATATCTATTACATTTTCTGCCCTAGAGGAAATTAGGGAGTCTGTAGTTGTGGGTTCCAAGAGATTATCAAACGCTTTTTTGATTGCTAGTATTAATCTCATTCTATCAGATTTATATTTTATATATCTCTTTTGCATGTTAGTAGTTAGCCTAATCATACACAGAATGAAAAAAGCACGCAGACCATAGCCAAAGCTCAGTCATATAGCTTGGCTTAAACCCATTAATGGATGCTGTAATTAAAGCAGCAAGCATAAACACAGTACCAAATTTAATCTTAGCCCTGTAATTATTTTCGTTATTCATTTTTCTCCAACACTAATATCTTGTGTGGTTCATTGTAACTACAAAGTTCTTCATTATAGTTAGACTCGCCCATATAGATAAACTCCCTCACGTTAGCCTTCCTGCCTCTTGTGTGTAACTGGAGACCAATTATCCCGCAGCTTTTTGGGCCATTGTCGTATATTTCCACTACTTCAAACCTACCCTTCTCCCCAAGCATTATCTTTTCCCCCGGCTTGTCCTTACTAAGCCAGTATGGGCCACTCCCAACGATACACTTTATTATATCACCCTTTTTTAAGTCTCGCCAATTAGAGGCATCAATTTCCTGCTGCTTTTTCTTAGGAATATAAAATTGATAGCCGCATTTGCACTTACTGGCTCTTGCGTGGGCCTTATTATCACACTCTGGGCATTCTTTTGTTGGGACGCCTCTCTTTTTGGGGGCTGGGATAGACTTGTTGTCGTTTTTCATTGCTTCAAAGGCTTTTTTTATGTCAACTATCTGGCTCATTTTCATTCAACTCCGTAATTTTTGGCATTAGCTCTTCAAAATTAGGTAAATCAAAGGGTGATATGGCTTCCTCTATTTCCCACAGTTCGTGAGCGTTTCTCCTTCCGTCTACAGGGTCTACATATGTACAAATTCTATGGTACTCTGGTTCCATTTCTTCGTATAGCTCTTTTAATTTTTTAACTCTTCGCCCTCTGTAATCACTAAACTTCTTCATTCTGCCTATATGCTTTTGAGTTTTGGGAAATTGATGCTCACATATGTTAAGAGGAGTCGGAATATCTCTATCGTTACGATTAAAACTCATTTTACTGTTCCTGTTCAGTTAATAGGGCCATCTTTCTGCCATAGTCTTATTAATGTGACCATCTTCTCCAATATCAACTAACCACCGACCATACTTTCCGGTCTTGTGCGTGGTTACTACAACATATCCTTCGTCATCCATGCTGTCTATGATTAATGTCTTAAGGGCTTCGGTGGCAAAGGCATAATCATCCCGCCCCCTCTCTGGAGTATCAACTTTTAGCAAGCGGCATCTAACGTGGGCAGTTAGCCTGAAACCCAAGTCTATCTCAAAGTCTACGGTGTCTCCGTCTACACACCTAACTAATTTTGCTCTGTAAGTATACATTAGCTTCTCCACTTAAATCCTTTTTCAAGAGCCTCTTTTGCTCTCGTTTTTGAATCGTAATAAACACTAAACCTATCGTGATTGCCACACCCCTCACATATTCTTCCTATGTAATATCCATCAGGGTCTTCGCAAATATCGCAGCGTTCTTTTCCAGAGTAGAATTTTTTATTACACTTAACACATTTCATGGTAGCTCATTTACTTTCCAACAGCCATAAACGCATTGACCATCATACCAGCCAATCTTATAGGCATCATTGATAACGCCATTCACCACAGCATAAACATGCTTCACAGCTTTACAAATATAAACACCTTTAGAAAACTCTATAGCGAAACGCTTAGGACTCATTCTTTTTTTTCCTTTCACTAAAGGAAAGGGTTTCCAAACAAACTCATATCCTAATGCACAATCATAAGAACGCTTCTTAGGAAATAGAAACGATTTTCTAAACCTACGACCACGTTCTTTGAGAAAGTCATGAGCAGTATTGTAATCTGTATTAGTAGAGATAGCTAAAGCCCTTACGGTACAATCGTTTCTTTCGTTGGGATTGTTTTCTTTACGACCAGCAAGGGTGTAAGTATGTGGTAGTTTTTCATCTAGACTCATTTAAGTGACCCCAAGCGGATTTGAACCGCTGTTACCGGCGTGAAAGGCCGGTGTCCTAACCACTAGACGATGGGGCCAGCCCACGCCCTTTCATGAATGTAGTAGGCAGCAGATTTTATTATAATGTCTGCCAGACCAAATGCTATACCAAACTCAATAGACGATGTGTAAAAATAAATTAAGCCTACACCTATTGAAGTAGCTATTACTCTCCAAGAAATAGTTTTTAGTATGGTTCTTTTTTTTGAGTCTTTGTTCATCTATAAAGGCCACTCTGGAATTTCTGGCTCCCGCCTTCCCTCTTGCAATACTTTCCACTGTCCTGACGAAAAATGTGTTATCCTAGTTAATTGTTCTAACTCATCTTTCAGCTTCTCTCTTTTTTCTCCAAGCTTTAAGATTTCACCTTCATTACCCTTTTGTGCAAACAAAACCCTTATTCCTCTTTCTGTTTTTCTTATCTCATAGTCTAAACTGGAAATCTGAAGCTTTGTTATTTTGTCCATCTAGATAAACCAGCTATCCACAATCACTACGAGGGGTTCTGTGTTTGTTAGTGGCTTCTGTCATCCACTCAATCATGTCTTTGTTCATATTTGCCCACGATTCCACATCGGGGTGCATACGGAGCCATCTCTGGCCGTCAATATCTATTACGTCGTCACCATTACCAGACTTCTCTACTAATTCATCGTATTTTTCTGCCTTTTCTTTATTATTCATCCTTGTCCTCCAAGATTGAAACAAAAACTACCCTTGAGCAAGAAGGACATCTTCCCATGCTTCCTATTAATGTGCAAGGCAGTTTCATTTTATGGTCACACTTAGGACAAGAAAATAAAAACTTACTATCTGTCTTGGGTTTATAATAGAACCTGCCATCTTCTCCTATTAACTGCTCTATTATGTCTAGTTTTACCATAACTTCAAGCTGGGCAGATACCGCATCCATTAATTCTTCTTCACTCATCTTGTCCCAGCCATGTTTTTTCATCATTCTTTTTATTTCTTCGTCTAGCTCATCTTCCCCTTCGTTATCATACATTATTTAATTTCCATTTTACCAGACATATTCGTAATGTCAAGTTATTTCTTTTGGCTTTTTTTATTGGGTCAAGCTATTTACCCATGCACAGCCAAAGTTGCGATATAGTAAACACAATGCCATACAGCATTACACATCCTGTAGTAACCCATCCAAGGGATACAAACATCTTACTAAAGTGTTCTTTAATTTTCATGTTGCCTATCCTAAAATCATTATCAAAAAAGTTAAAACTACAATTCCTGTAAATATGCACATAGACATTGTTGCAAGTCTATTTGAAGATTCAATCTCAGCATGTTTTCTAGATATCCGACATCCATACGGGTTATATTTATTCTTCTTGAAAATCACTGTCCCCTCTTTTCAAGCCACCTACTACAGCAATAGGCAACCAAGACAGTAAACATTATTCCACAGATTACAACCTCTAACATTTTATCACCCCTTATCTCCACAGGTAGGTGAGGAACTCCCATGTCCCTTAAACCCTTCTTTCCAGCCCCGCTTCTCTGTATCCCACCACTTCTTATACTTCTCTGAAATAGCTTTAATTTTTTCATTAAGCATCTTGAGATGCTCTTTAAATTCCTTTATCTCCCCCTCATTGACCTTGGGGGCTTTATATTTAGCTTTCTTTTTCGCCATCCTGCTCAATCCAATTACTAATTAGTTCGCTAGAAGACTGGGTTTTATTACCACCTACATTATAAGCAGTTTTTATGTTTCTCCACTGACAATATTCTTCTTCTGGAGAATTTTCTTTGTTTCTGTCCCCTCCGTTGGCAAATATCATGGATTCAAAGAAGTAGTCAGTTGCGCATTTGTTATATAGTGAAGTAAGAGTTTCCACTACAGAACTACCCTTATCTGTAGAAATAACGGCTCTATCAACACAGCTTAATGCAGAGACAATTCTAGCCCTGTCGTTTTCGCTCATAAACGGGTAAGAGCCTTTAAGTTTAACCTGCTCGTCATTATTGATGATTACAATTAGCTTGTCACCTAACTGACGAGCCTCTTCCATATGTTCAATGTGGCCGACATGGAGAGGATTAAAGTATCCCGATACTACTGCTATTCTTTCCATCTTTGCCCCTCGTACATAGTTATTTGTCTAAAATCCATAACACATATTGTATGTTGTTCAAACTCTTTAGATAGTTTAACAGCCAAGTGTCTCATAAAATCATCTATATCTATCGAGTTGGTTTCTATCTTGGGATAATTTATAGCACATACTTCCCAGCCATATTCTCTATACTCAGAGCCGGAAATAAAGGTGGTGGGGGTAATCCTTACTGGAATTACATATTTGTAATTGTCTTGGATGTTTGATATGGCTTTTTCAAGCACTTGTTGACCAAACTCTTCGCCAGTGTGCTTTACGCTACCGATGTAAAGCCTGCTCTCATAGTAAGGTTTGGTTTTTATGTTAGTCATCATTCGTCCTGCATGCGGTCTATCTCTAATTGCTTTTCCATACTTTTATACATAAGATGACAGCATATTTTTGCTATCGCACAGAATTCCTCTCTTTTTTCCTCATCATCGTCGGAGTACCAATCCGCAACAGAATCTATGAAACAATATAAGATACAAGACATCTCCCTGTTTTCTTCTTCTAGGGAAGACATAAATTCCTTAATTCCAAAGTTCTTGTTTTTAGTAAAGACTTCTTCTACTATACTCTCTATAGTGTCTGGACTTATATGTGGCAACCCGCTATTTGTGATTCTTTTTGACAAGGTTTATTTTTTAAGCCTACTGCGCCCATTTAAGTGTAAGATACTTCTGTTTACTATCTCTACATCAAAAGTAGTATGGCTTTCCCTTTTCCAGTTTGATTTGACTTCTCTTATTTTCTGGCTGTCCTTATCATAAAACAGACAGACCCATTTTCCCTTTTCTAGTCTGGGTACTATAGATTTAACTTGTTGTGGTCTAGAACTATAAGACCAAGAAATCCTATAATCCTTTACTACAAAGCCAGACATATTTCTGTAGTCACCGGAATCTTCTACAAGTATATGGTTTCTCCACTCCCACCATATAATCTGAACAAAACGCTTTGTATAAGTCCTGTCAGTTTTATTGTATCTATAAACATGGTTTACTTCTACAAAATCTGAAACATCTCTTGTAATACCGTTTTCTCTAACTGGAGATAGCATTAACACAAGATAAATCAGAATTTTTAGTTTTAACATTCCATGTTCACATACTTTTTATCTTTTTAAGAACAAAATGAAGAAGAATTGCCGTTGTAGTTATAGAAGCGACCGCTAATAACAATTTGAACATAATTACCCCCCGGCATTTGCTACGTCTTTATTAAAATCTTCGTGTGATATTTCTAAATAAGTTAAAGTGTCGTCCACTAAGGCTTTCCACCAGTCTGCACAGTCCTCATACCCACCTACTGCCCATGTATTATCTACTACTATATCGTAGGGGTGAGCATTAGCGTCAAAACATTCATTGCAATACGCCGCAGACCAAGGTACTCCCGGTATGGCAGATACTCTAGTCTCTCTATCTTCACCGCATACTTGACAACTAGGGTTCGGGTTCTTCATCTACCTTCTTTCCGTAACTATCTACATGTATCACACCGCATCCTTCACACAATACCTTCCATATCTCATCTTTTGGGATACCACCATTTGCAAAATCATTCCACCTTGGGTCTACCCCAAGAGTATCTTTAGCGCAATCGTAACAAAAGTTTGCCATCTCGCTATCTTTCTATGGAGTATCTATTAGGGTCTGCCAACCCACTATCAAGCCTATTTATATCAGTTACATAATATCCTATATCGTCTTTGCAAACTACCTCACCATCTTTCAGGGATGTAAAGTCGTCTTCTAAGTCAAAAGAGTCTACAACCATGTCAGCGTGGCTTCCAAACCAGCTTTTAGTGGTCACAACACTTCCGACGCTGCGTTGTACAATCTGTCTTTTGTATTTAGCCATTTAATATAATACACTAATTGCCAAAATGCTTCGGGATATTTTTGTCCATAGCGGCTTTTACTAATCCCTTAAAGGCAATTCCTATCATTGGAAGGTTTACTACAACATCTAAGCTGTCCTCTTTTACTACAGCTTTTCCAGAGATTTTAATACCTCTACTGATACAGGAAAATCCCACATTATCCTCACCATCTGAGACAATGCTAGTTTCAGTGGCCCCAAATTCGGCTAGAAGTTTAATTATTGCCTTCTCAGACGCATCAGCGGCCTGCTCTTTAGTCATACTATGGGGGTATGTTCCTTCTACTTTAGGCATTGTCTTGTCCTTCTGGGGGTGTAGAATTGGGTAGGGTATCACCACGGGCAATCCCTGACGCCATCATCCAAGCACGTCTAAGTTCTTCTTCGTCAAGATTAACAAAGGTTCCATCAGTGAACTCTACATTCAGGTATTGCTGTCGTTTCTTATCGGTGGGCGTGTTAACTATTACAGCTTTCTTAATCATTACATCCCCCCATTTGTGTAGTATGGGTAGTATCCCCAATAACTGTAATACATTCCCTCTGGGGCGTAGTAGTAGTTATAGTTACTGTATGTAGGGTAGCTCATATCAAATTCCTTAATCATCATGGTGTAAAGCGGCACGGTCACGCTGACCTTGTGTGCCAAATGTTCTTCCACTTATCATTAGCTTTTGTCATTTTCAACTCCTTCACTGGATGGGGTATCGCACCCTAAGTGTTCATCCACTAACTTTAGAAGTATGTCTCCATGACAACTCTGCGGCTTACACCAACAACCTAAAGTTTTTCCTACCAACTCTGGTATGTCGGCTATTAATTTAGTGTTTGCCCTAATCCACTTCTCATATTTTACAACAACTTCTTCGCGGGTTCCATCTTTTCCGATACTAAAAGGGTTCCCCCACTTCTGAGGTCTACCAATGTAAACATCATAATCTTCTTTTTTACAGTGAACTACTCTTGACATCTCCATCAATCTCCATATTGACAACGTAATTGTCAACTTGGTATTCACCAAGAAATGACTCGCCTAAATCTGTGCATCCCAATTCATACCCGTCTGGATTAAATAAGACACCCTGTCCATCACCGCCGACCTAATTAATTTGATAAATCCACTCACCGCCGATGGGCAGAGTTAATGAAGCCGCCTGTTCTTCCGTAAACTTGTCGGCTTCTTCCATTGTAGTCCACCCCCACTCATTTGACCAGTATAATTCTGACCAAGTATCGTCATCCATTTCGTTTTTGCTCATTATAACCAGCTTCTCGCCCATTTTCGCCCTCCTTGTACTTTGCTATTGCTTCTTTAAGGTCGTTAATCGCATCTTCTAGCCTACGCACGACAAAATGCGCGGCTTCTCTTTCTTTTTTCAAGCTGGCTTCGTGTTTTTCTTCATTTTCTGCGATTTCGCTCTTTAGATTGGCAATTATATTACCATAAATTACTGTTAAGTCACTCATTATCTTTTCCTTCTGCCGCCCCGACTTTTTTACGATTAAGTACTCTGCCGCGAGGCGTCTTCTTTATTATACCATTTCGTAGCAGCCACGGCTCAATTATATCCTCAATCGTTGCCTTATCAATCCCTGTGGTTGCAGATATTGTACTAACTCCTAGAGGAATATCGCTGTTATTCAAGACTCGTAAGTATTGTCGGTCAACATCCGTTAAACCACTGGTGTTTACGCCCTTAATTTTCATGGCCGCTTTTACATCTTCCATAGACAACTGGCCGAGATGTTTAGCAATCTTATAGTCTCGCAGCCACTCCAATGTTGAATTTACTATTCGGGGCGTGCCTTTAGAAATTTTTGCTGCTAAATTGATAGCATCATCAGACAGCTTAATCTCTAGTTTACCCATATTGGCTTCGGCAATAGCTCGCAAGTCTTTATCGTTATACAATTTTAGCGTGTGTTTATTCTTGAATCTATCAATGAACGGTTTAGCCAGCAATCCAATCTGAGTTGTTGCTCCGATTAAAGTAAAGCTAGGTATCGAAACGCTTATGGTTTTTTCCTCACTAACAGCCATATCTATCTTAAAATCTTCCATGACTGGATACAGAAATTCCTCCACGATTTTAGTCATGCGATGAATTTCGTCTATAAACAGAATAGAATCCTTCTCAATCTGCATTAGGTAAGCGACAATGGATTTAATATTTCTTAGGTTAGCACCATTAGCGGTCTGTAGTGAACACCCCATCTCGTTTGCTATTGCATTAGCTAATGTAGTTTTACCTGTTCCGGGTGGCCCATAGAACAGCATGTGACCCAAGCAAGTGTTTCTTGTTTTGGCACTATCGACACTTATCTGGAGAGCCTCAAGAACTGATGACTGTCCTAAGATATCATCAAACTTTGTTGGTCTAAGTATATTCACTAATCATCGTCCTCTATAGGCTCTAGGTCATCTTGCATCTGCTTTGAGTAAGTTTTATCTTCCCCTAAATCCATTCTCATTTCATATCCAGAACAGTAAAACCCACACTTATCATAGAAGGGAATGTTGTATTCACTACAATTCAATATAACTTTATAACAGGAGCTATACTTGGCTATCTTTACAAGGTGGTTTATAATCATTCTTCCCACCCCAGTAAGCCTTGTAGTTTTGTCTACAACAATATCTTCGAGATGTCCTACTACTCCCCCTTTTCGTAGAAACTTTTGTTCTATGAGTATAGAACCAGTGCCTATCACTACATCATTGGCTACAGCGACTACAATGTGGGTGTGAGACTGTTTTTCATATTGACTCCACAATAGAGCATTTAGGTCGAGCCTGTTATCAGAACTACTAAGCTGCTCCAATATCCTGATAAAATCACCATCAGGCGTAACGTCTTCTTTTTCTAGTCTTCTAATTACAATTTTATTCACGGCTTGCAAAAGCCTTTCTTAGTTCTTCTTCGTTAAGATTAACAGATGTTCCATCATCAAATTGTACTTGAACAAACTGTTCTTCCCTATCTCCATCATCAAATATATCGGGCAATCCTATTACTTTAGCGGAGAAAATCATCTTCAACTCCTTAACTAATCCAAACAGGTACGGGTCTATTCTTCCAACTATGCAGATGTGACTTAGCTTGGTTGTAGTAATTACGATACGCAAGCACCGGACTGCTCATTCTGTATATAATATCCATAGCTTGAGTATGAGGTGTCTTATATATTGTCTTAAAACAAGATGTATCTGGTATGTTTAGAAAACAATCGTCTATAACAGCCTCACACTTATGTACCTTTCCATATCTGTGGGTATATTCTTTACACAATGCCACGCCAAACCTACATAGCCAACAATAATTGTATAGGCTTTCCCTTACCCATATACTGCAAGGATGGTTTGTGTGCGTCTTGCGGTAAGGAATGGTGTCAGCGTCCTCTCCAAGCTCATAGCGAGCAGTACAGAGCAACTGAGCAGTTTCCAGAGGCATCTTTACAATGTGCTTATCAACATGGGCTTGTGCTGCCCTTGTAATATCCTTATCTAGTACAAATATGTTCAATCTTCATCTTCTCCGTCAGTTGAATAACCTGTTAGACTATATTCATCTCTCCATTCAGCGTTACAGTCAATACATGACATGTCTTGCCAAGCCATACCAACGTCAGTATTGACCACGCCATCGCTTTCTATATCCGTGCGATTACAGTACGGGCAACGCACCCCACCCTTTTCTACATATTCTTTGCTATTTAAGCAATGCAATTTTTTGCTACTCATCTTTATCCTTCGAGCTTTTAGGTGTGGACGAAATGATGACACAATGCTTATCACACAAGGTAATAGCATCTTCTCTAGACATAGTTTCGCCTAGTAAATATCGGGCTGTACTTGTTTTAGTTACCTCGTACTTTGTTTCTTCACAATTATCTAACTGTTTCAATGTTATCTTGTAGCCCTGTTCGCCGTCTGGTGGCAATCCGAAGCCGTGGTGAGTTATGCTAGGAGGAGTTCCCTTAGCCTTGAATGGGTCTCTACTCATTTATCAACTCCTTCAAAGATATTCCCAATCACTTCTTTATATTCATTTGATACGCCGCCATAATAGTCATTTGGCTCATCTGACTTCACATC